CCCGGCAGTGCCGTTGCCGGCCGACTTCCACCCGCTGGCCGACGAACTGCTGGCTTCAGACCCCACCCCCCACTCCCTCCCCGGGGGGAGATCGAAACGGTTTGTCCCTCCCACCGTGGAGGAAGTTCAAACATACTGCCGGGAACGAAACAACGGAATAGATGCCGCTGCCTTCATAGACTTCTATGCTGCCAGGGGGTGGAAGTATGGGCAAGGCCGACCGATGGTGGACTGGAAAGCGGCTGTCCGAACTTGGGAGTCCCGAGAGAAAAAGCAGGAAAATGGCGGAAATATCTTCCTGAAAATGTTGGAGGAACAGGAATGAATCAAACAGAAACCTTGCAGATTATGGCCGTTCTCCGCGGTGCATATCCGGCATTTTACCGGGATATGGTGCGAAAAAATGCAGAAAGTGTAGTCGCTCTATGGACGGAGATGTTTGCGGAGGAAGATGTTGCGATTGTGGCCGCTGCGGTTAAAGCGTTGATTGCAACGGATGATAAGGGTTTCCCTCCGCACATCGGGGCTGTCAAAGCTAAGGTCCGGCAGATCACACAGCCAGCCGGGATGACGGCGCAAGAAGCCTGGAACCTTGTGGCAAGGGCCATTCGTAACAGCGGCTATGAGAGCCGGAAGGAGTACGACAATCTTCCGCCAGACATCCAGAGACTAGTTGGTTCCCCTGAACAGCTCCGGGACTGGGCTATGATGGACAGCAGCACGGTGCATAGCGTGGTTGCATCTAATTTCCAACGAGCTTTTACAGCGAGGCAAAAGGCAGACCATGATTACAAGGCACTGCCCAGGGATGTGCAGGAACTTGTCGGAACTATGGCAGAGAGGATGGCGCTGCATGACTAAAACGATCAACAGCAAGCGCAAGGGAAAAGAGGGAGAGCTGCGTCTGGTCCACTTCCTGCGAGAGCAGGGCTATGAGTGCCGCAGAACAGCGCAGTACTGCGGAAAAACCGGAGAGGCAGCGGACGTGATCGGGCTTCCGGGCCTCCATATCGAGTGCAAGGCCGTTGAACGGCTGAATGTTCGGGAGGCATTGAAGCAAGCTGTCAGGGACGCGGTTGCCTCTTTGATTCCCGTGGTATTTCACAGGCACAGCCGGGAGGAGTGGCTTGTAACGCTCCGGGCAGAGGATTTCATGACCATTTACCGGGAGTGGGAGGCTGGACGACATGAAAAGTAAAACGCTTCTGCGCGTGGTGGAAATGGCGCGGAGCGGATGCACAGACAGAGAGATCGGGAAAGCGGTGGGCGCTGCCCCATCGACGGTCAGCTACCACAGGAAGAAAGCCGGAATCGAGAGGGCCCGCGGTCAAACATACCACACTCTGTACACGCTCTATGACCGGGATGGGCAGTACCTGTTTGAAGGCAGCGTGAAGGAATGCGCAAATTTCCTGGAAATTCAGGAGCACACGGTCCGGGAATATCTGTCCAGATTCCGCGCCGGAAGGAAAACGCCTGTTGAGATTTACGCAGAGCCAGTCAGGAGGATGAGATGACAGACGAAAGGCGCGCCCTGCTGGGCGACCGCGAGGCAAGTAAAAGACTGAGCGAGGCGGGGGTGCTGGTACCATGCCCGTTCTGCAAAGGCGAGGTACGCAGAGTAATTGGCTTTGGTGGGCTGAATTTTTTCAAGTGCAGGAAATGCGGGGCGGTGGTGAGCTTTGACAACGACTATTTCAATGAGCACCCGAATGAAGCCCGCCTCGCCTGGAACACCAAAGCCCAGGTTCTGAGCTCTGAGGAGATGGAGAAAATCTATGGAAAAGAAAATTCTTGATGTGACCTGTGGAGCAAGGTCTATCTGGTTTGACAAGCACCATCCGGCGACGGTCTACTGTGATAAGCGTCGGGAGCAGTACCATCATCTTTGGAAGAACGCCAGTAACTGTATGCTGGACATCAATCCTGATGTGGTATGTGATTTTACAAACCTGCCGTTCACAGATAACTCATTCCATCTGGTGGTATTTGACCCGCCCCATCTGACCGGGGCGAAAGAGACGGCTTGGCTCGTCAAGAAATATGGAAAACTGGACGAGAGCTGGCCGAAGATGCTCCATGACGGTTTCAGGGAGTGTATGCGAGTGCTTAAACCGGATGGGGTGCTTATCTTTAAGTGGTCTGAGTATGACATTCCGACGGCGGATGTTTGGAAAGCCATTGGGCAAAAACCTCTATTTGGGCATCACAGCGGGAAGCAAAGCCGTACTTTCTGGGCGTGCTTTATGAAGTTGGAGGAGATGGAGATGCTGGAGGGGATGGAATGAAGAACCCAGGAGAATATGTTGACATTGGGGACCCAGCCTTGCAAGTCAGAACAGACGAGGATGGAAACACTGTAGCCTCTGCAACGATACAGGCGGTTGTCCTCTGGAAAGAAGATATCAAAAACCACATCATGGACGAGATCATCAAGATGTGCAAGGAGCACGGAATTACGGACCTGTATGTGCTGAACCGGGATTTCATCCTGTCGGCTATCAAGGAGAAGATGGAAAAGGAGGCCCACCAATGACGCGGGAAGAAGCGATTAAGGTCTTGAACAATTTTCCGATAGATTTTCGGAACTCTGGAGGCTTTGAAGCGATGGAAGCCTTGAAAATTGCTATCTTAGCCCTCCGCCCCGTCAGCCGGGAGAAGGTGAAAAAGGCCGAGTGGATATGGAGCACAGGAGACGTATATAGTTGCTCATCCTGCGGCGAGAAAACGCATGTAGACGAGTGCATGGAAAGCCCGATATATAACTTTTGCCCGTTTTGCATGGCTCCCATGACGGACGAGGCAGTGGAGATGGTGATGGAGAGATTGGAGGCGCTGAAAGATGGCAAGGGCGATTGATGTTGTGCAGGTCAAAGCAGAGATAGCAGCTGAAAAACTGGCTGTCATTATTGAAAATGGGAGCGTTTTGCTAAAAGATATGCAAAGCGGCGAGGCGGTTAAAATTGCCACCCTCACCCCGCCGAACGAGCCGCTGATATGCGATGGGTGTCTATGGGCGGAAATGGGGGCACTTGAGAAATGCTCGTCTTGTATGAGAGACAAAAAAGATAATTACTATCGCCGCCTGCCAGAGGGAGAGGAGAACCCTGATGGACTACGAAAAGCTGATTGAGCAATTAAAACAAAAAGACGGGCTGTGGTGTTCTGTGCCTACAGGAGAAAAACTTGTCACTGACGCTGCCGACGCCCTCACCGCCCTGCTGGCCGAAAACGAGAGGCTGAAAAACAAATTGTCCGAACTGGCACACCTGCCATTTGATAATCCTGGGGTCGGAGAGCGGACAAGGCTGATGGCTGAAAACGCCCAACTGCGGGACGAACTAGAGCAGGCCAAGACAGAGATCACCCGCCTGAAGCACTACGAGGACAAATGCCATGACTGTCCCATCGTCTGTGCCAAAACGGAAATCATCAAGGCGCACGAGGAGTTGGAAGCGGTACAAGCCGAACTGGAGCAGGTGAAGCGGGAACTACAGGCATATAAGGACACGGGCTTGGAGCCGGAGGACTTCAAACGGGCATTTCATGAGGATGCTGTTTTGAAACTGGCCGGACAAGCCCTTGGCATAGCACCTGACCGCCTGCGCGAACTGGCCCAGGCGCACAAGGAAAATCGGGTATTGCCCGAGGGAAGTGGCTGGTTTGTTACATGTAGCGGGAAGAAGTTGACGGTTGTCATGGACATTGAGGCCGCACTACGGAGGGAGCAGGATGGCTGAATACATCGCAAAAGAGAAAGCCGTGGAAATTATTGAGCAACGGCAAAAAGAACTCTGCCCAGTTGGCAGATATGGCCGGAACTATGTGTATGGGTCTGACCGGGAAAAATATGATGCCTGGGAAGAAATCATAGACGAGATTGAAAATATGGACGCCGCCGACGTTGCGGAGGTGAGGCACGGGTGGTGGGAAATAAAAGTGCTCGCCTTTTCTCGCTGCAAAAAAATAAGCTGTAGCATTTGCGGCTACAGCGAAAATAGAGGGCCTGCATGGGATGAGGGATACGGGTTGGCTAATTACTGCCTCAACTGCGGCGCTCGCATGGACGAGGAGGACGAGCATGAGGCTGATTGAAGGGCGGTCATTCTATAAAGAGCCGTGGTACGGCAGCTATCATGCCATGATGGACAGATGCTATCGAGAGAAAGCAAAGAACTATCCGATGTATGGCGGTAGAGGTATTAGCGTCTGCGAAGAATGGCATGACATTGAAGCCTTCGAGAAGTGGGCGGAGCAATCTGGATTCCAAAGCGGTCTTACCTTGGAGCGTAAAAATGTCAATGGAGACTATTGCCCGGAAAACTGCAAATGGGCAACGAAAAAAGAACAAGCCAACAACCGAAGAAACACGGTGTATTTGGAATTTGATGGAGAATGTCACACTGTTAGCGAGTGGGCAAATATTCTCGGTATTAACAGAAGTACATTGAATAACCGTGTCCATAGAGGATGGCCTGTTGAAAAGGCGCTTGGAAGGGGGAATTATCGTGTCTCGGCTGATTGATGCTGATAATTTAGATTTCACATTTGATAGGCGTTGTTTTTCGGAGGGTGATACCCAGTATGTGCGCGGAGTGGACGATGCCATTGGGGTGGTAAACAACGCCCCCACCATCGACGCCGTGCCTGTGGTCAGATGCCGGGAGTGCAAGTTTTACCGGGAGTTCCGCACCAAACGGCACCACCAGATTATGCGGATGTGCTACCGGATGGGCAAGCATGATATGGAATACCCGGTCAAGCCAGACAATTTCTGTTCCTACGGCCAGCGAAAGGAGGCCAACCATGAAGTTTCGGAGTAAGACGGGGGAAGTGCTTGAAACTCATTGCGAAATCTGCGGAGCTGGGAGCTCTCCCTGCAAATTAGAGTACCTTGGAGCACCATGTGGGATGCTTAGGGGCAAATCAGCATACTTTGTTGCCCGCCTGATGGGGTACGAGGTGTTGGAGGACGAGGCGGAATACTATAAGTTTGAAATCCGTCTTTGTGATACCAAGATTGATAGAGATTTTGAGAAGTTTACACTTCCGTGTTTGCGTAAACTGTCTGAAATGTTTGTCGGTAAAAACGGTTTTGTAGGCCAAGACAGTATTGCAAAAATTCTTTCCACAGTAGTCCTTAAAGGGAAAGACGGCGAGTGGTTTATCAAGGCCAATGCGTCCATCAAGAATATCCCGGAAAATTTCAAGGTCATCGAGGAAATCAAGAGCGGAAAAAAGAAAGAAGTCAGCATTGGATGCTCAGTAGCAACAAGAACTTGTTCTATTTGCGGAGATAGTACCGGGAGTTGCAATCATAAACCCGGAGAATATTACAACGGGAAACAATGTTTTATGGAATTGAACGATCCAACAGATGTCTTTGAATGGTCGTTTGTTGCGACACCGGTTAAGGAGGAGGCCAACATGGACAAGCCGCTGAAGGACTGGACGTTTTCTGAGGTACAGAAATATTGTAAAAAACAGAGGAACACTCCTGAATTGTGCAGCGCGTGCAAAATTAAAAAATTCTGCGACAAATACCTCGGAGGAAAAGGAGAATCCGCAAGCCCCAAATATTGGGACCTGTCTGAACCGTCCCGCTGGACGGAGCAGGAGGTGGAGAGGGCGAAGGCGATCAAACTTATTTATCCAAATGCTGAAAAACTGGAATTAATACCATGTGCTATTCGTGTTTACACGGATATTGGGGCAATAGCCTATCTGCATACTGACCTATTTCCAAGCATGAAAAATGGACAAATTTCCACCCTTGACGAGATCATCGGAGGTGAAACGAAGTGACTAAAGAAGAATACGAAAAGAAAATTGCGGCATTGGAACCACTGGACGATGAGAAGCGGAAAAGCGTGACCTGTGCGCTCCTTGGGCATAGCCATATTACCACAGGTTTCTTCGGGTATGTCTACTGTGCACGGTGTGGAGAACAAATTGGGGATGTTCTGGGCGGCTGTTTTTATGACCCACTGGAAGTCCGTGTAGGTCATAACTGCCCGATATGCAGAGCCAACTATGAGAAATTGGGATGGGAGGACAAAATCCTGACCCCTGACCCGTTTGCGGATGAGAACGGCGGAGGTGCCCAATGAGCGAAGTCATCATTACCAAAACATGGGGACATGAAGATGACCAGCAGGCAAAAGCCGACGCGGGGAAGCCTCGCCCCACGCTGGTCCCTGTCTCCCTGATCGAGGCTGTGACGGCGGTCCGAATGTACGGGAACGAAAAGTACCACGACCCGGAGAATTGGCGGCAGGTGGAGCCGCAGCGATATCAGGATGCTTTGTACCGGCACTGGCTGTCCTATCTCAAGGGGGAGCAATGCGATCCGGAAAGCGGCCTGCCTCACCTGTGGCATCTGGCTTGTAATGCGGCATTTTTGATTGAGATGGAGGGCAAAGAATGAGAGATATCCTTTTCAAAGCCAAGCGGCTGAGTGATGGCGAATGGGTAGAAGGATTCCCGTACTGGGGAGAATACAGTGTGGCATTTATCCTTCAAAACAAGGCTTACAGACGTAGGAACGCACGAACAGGTGAAATTTCAATGGGTGATGATATCGTACCGATTGAGGTTGACCCCTCCACGGTCTGCCAGTACACCAACATCGACACACGGCGGGAAGCGTGGCCGTCATCCGAAGTACACAAAATTTTTACTGGCGACTACCTCGGAGAATGGGGAACGGATGAGGATGGTAACGAGTGTGTTTGCATCCTCGGCGTTGTGACCTATTGGGAGAGCGAAGGACGCTATGTGCTGACAGATGAAAATGGCCTGTGTAACGACTGGACGCTGGAGGACGAGGCGAAACCGGAAAACTGGCCGAACCTGATTCACTGCGGCTCCATCCACGACGGGGAGGGCGGACAGTGTGAGTGAGTGGATCAGCGTCAAGGAGAGGCTGCCAGAAGTTGCCGGAGAATATCTTGTCGTCTACCATCCCTGCTACTGGGACGATGTGAAAGAAGATCTGCGCGTTGGGATTGA